CACCAGGGCGCATATTGAATCAATTAATTCCCTATCAACTAGGTCATTGATTGTCAGAATCGCGAACGGCGCCGCGTCTATACCCTCTGGCGTGAATGCATTGCCACGGTGAAATGTAATGAGGGTTTTGTCATAATGGGTCATAATTTTTGGATCCTATAATCTGAAGGGTTAAAATCGGTCAAATAGCCTTGCTCTACGGCATAAACTGATTCGGCCAGAAAATCGGCCAATTCGGCCGCCGCGTCGTCATAGGTGGCAAATTGCACCGGCGCGTCGTCTAATGAATCGGACAATGTATTTTCCCAGCCATGCAGCATGCGGGTTTGTATTTCATAGGTCATAAGGTTCCCCTTTTAAATAGTGCAACATCCGCAGCATGGCGCATCTTCGCAGCGCCCGCGCGGGTTACGGTAGAAGGTTTTTGGCCCGTCATCGCCGTAGAAAATGACCCTAGAATCGCCGGGCTCTTCTAGCCATGCCCGGCGCGTTACCGTGTCGAATTTAATATCATCGCCGGGGTTTATCCGGGCGCCGGACCGGCTGCAATGGCCGGGGTATTTGGCTCTCATGCTTTTAATCATTTGGTGCCCCTTTATCAAAAAATGTAAACATGTCACACGCGCTGCAATACGCGCGCCACTGGCCGCGTTTTGGCGGGTTTTCCACGGGTTCCGGCTGGCCAGCCAGTGGCTGGCTGCACATAAAACATGGGACCGGCTGGCCAGCGGGTATCACTGGGAATAATTTATTCATGCTGCCAGCCTTAAATTAATGACGCGATGACGTGAGCCATGCGCCGGGAATCCTACAATGGCCGCGCGCTGGCGCTGGCACAATTGGCACGTCGCGCATGAAACGTCATCGCGCTGGGTGGCCGGGCAAACGACGACGGCGCGCCCGGCTGGGGTTTTGGTGTTTTCGTTTTGTGTTGACGGTAAAACGACGACGACGGGTCCCGCGTTTTGGTCCGCCAGATAATCGGCGTCGTTTAAATCATTGGCCGATAAATTGACGGTGAAACCCCAATTATTGGCATGCCGTATCCAATTAATTGATTCGGCGTCGCGGTGATGCGAATAAGTAAACCCGCGTTTGCCAGTATTGGCCGCGACAAGCTGGCCTAATTTGACCGGGTCAATTGTCCCGTTTTGCTGGGGCAAATCGCCAGCTTGATTGTGACGCCACAATTGGCCAGCGGGTAACGCGCCGATAGTGTCGCAAAATTCTGGCCATTCGGTCCCGCGCTTTTTATCGCTAACGGCGGACCAATGAAGCGCCAGCGGGCCGCTGGCCGCATAGCATTCGTTTTTCATGCTGCAATCGGCCGGGCACGAATCGCGTTCGGTAGTGCTAACCGGTATCGGGCCGGTTTTGACGTTCGCGCTCTTGAGGGTTAAATGTACTTGCATGGCTGGCCCCTTATTTTGTTAGAACGTCAAAATATGCAAGGGCGCCGATTGTGAGCGCCGCCGCGACAATCACGGCCGCCAGTAGATCTAAAAATAATGCTTTTTTCATGTTGTTTTACCTTAGTTTAGTTTAGTGTTTACTGGGTTTTTCGGACCCAGTGGCGCTATTGTAGCATAGTGTATATACGCTACGTCAACATTTATTTAATAGTTGACTAAATTGTAGGGCTTTGGGTTTTTTAGGTCATGGTTTGGCCATGCTGGCGCGCAGATTGACCTAAAGGCAAACCCGCGTGAATACTGGGAAATTTCATGCTTTAGGTCATTTGGGTCATTGTTTCTAATTAAGAAAATAAAAGATTTTGATATAAGGGTATACCCTTAGTAAACTATTGGGCGGCGTCTACGCCGCATCCCGCACCAATTTTTGTGACGTGACAATTTGACCCAAATGACCCAAAGCTTTAAAGCTTCGCGCGCGCTGGCGCCAGCTTTTTAGGTCATTTGGGCTATGCAAAAACAATGACCCAAATGACCCAAAGCCAGCCAGCCAGTGGCCATGCTGGCGTCAATTTAAAACGATGACCCAAATGACCTAAGTGACCCAAAGCCATGCGGATCCGCAGCACCAAAGCACAATGCATTCAGGCCAAGGGGGAGGGGGTAGGGCCGAGCGCAAAGGGCCAGCAAAAACGTAGTGTTCACGAACAATTTTTTTTTCTTACAGAAGTTTGCAACCAGCTTTAAATTTTTTGATTTTTATTTTTTGTTGTAAACTCACAACCACTCGCAAACGCGCAGGAGAACACATGTTCCATTCAATTCCATTTACACCGCGCAAGGTCGAAGCGACAGAGTCGCGCTTGAAGGCGGTATATGACGCGGCCAAGCTGGGCCTCAAAGGCGACGCACTAGCGCTCGCCGCAGGCATGTTGCCTATTGAATACAGACAACTCACGCAACTTGACCCCGTGGTGGAACTCGCCGCGCAGAAGGGTAAAGCTGATGGCGAGATCGAACTTTCTAAAGTCATGCACCAAGCCGCCCTCAACGGCGACGCTAAGGCGGCGTTAGAAATCCTCAAACATCAACACGGCTGGGTGGCCAAGCAAGCCATATCTGTCGAAGTTGATCAGCGCATATCCATCACTGGCGCGCTGGCCGAGGCAACCAAGCGAGCGCTGACAGTCGAAGACGCCAACATCATAGAAGCCCAAGTCAATGCAATCGACCATATACAGCGCTGAAGACGAACAGGAACTCATGGCCAGATTGTGGGCGCCAGCGATCAAGGACAACCCCTTGGCGTTTGTGATGTTCGCGTTTCCTTGGGGTCAGCCTGGCACGCCGCTGGAGCATTTCAAAGGCCCACGCAAATGGCAGCGCGAGGTGCTGACGCATATTGCCGACCACATCACGCAGAACAAAGGCCAATTAGACTTCAACACCCTACGCCACGCCGTAAGTAGTGGACGTGGTATTGGTAAGTCGGCGTTGGTGTCATGGATCACGATCTGGATGCTCACAACCCGCATCGGCTCAACGACCATCATTTCGGCCAACAGTGAGTCTCAGCTTCGCTCGGTCACATGGGCCGAGATTACCAAGTGGCTAGCGATGGCGCTCAACAGCCACTGGTTTGAAGTGTCAGCCACCAGACTGATGCCTGCCAAGTGGCTCACGGAATTAGTCGAGCGTGATCTTAAAAAAGGCACGCGCTACTGGGGCGTTGAGGGACGGCTGTGGTCAGCGGAGAATCCTGACGCCTACGCGGGTGTCCACAACTTCGACGGGGTGCTGGTCGTGTTCGACGAGGCAAGCGGTATTGACGACAGCATCTGGGCGGTCACATCTGGCTTCTTTACAGAGAACACGCCTAACCGATTCTGGATGGCGTTTAGCAACCCACGGCGCAACACTGGGTACTTCTACGAAGCGTTTAACAGCAAGCGGGAGTTCTGGACTACAAAAGTGGTAGACGCCAGAACGGTCGAGGGGACGGACAAACAGGTCTACCAGCAGATCATCGACGAATATGGCGCTGACTCATCACAAGCGCACGTCGAGGTGTACGGTCAGTTCCCGTCCGAGGGCGACGATCAGTTCATATCCGCCAGTTTAGTAGACGAGGCGATGAAACGTAGTCCTTACCGCGATGCGTCAGCACCAATAGTGATTGGCGTAGACCCCGCACGCTTTGGCGCGGATGCAACAGTTATTGCGGTGCGCCAAGGACGTGACATTATCGCTATCCAGCGCCACAGGGGCGACGACACCATGACTGTTGTTGGGCATGTGATCGAGGCGATTGAAGAATACAAGCCAGCTTTGGTCGTGATTGACGAGGGTGGCTTGGGGGCTGGTATTGTTGACCGTTTGAAAGAGCAAAGGTACAAAATCAAAGGTGTCAACTTTGGCAATAAATCGTCAAATCCGGTCATGTATGGCAATAAAAGAGCCGAAATGTGGGGCAAAATGAAGGATTGGCTGAAAACTGCTTCAATCCCGCTTGACAGGTTTCTTAAAACTGATTTAATTTCGCCTATGATGAAGCCCGACTCCAAAGGGACTATTTTTTTGGAGTCAAAAAAGGACATGAAGGCACGCGGATTGGCCTCGCCTGACGCGGCTGACGCTATTTGCGTCACTTTTGCCTTTCCAGTAGCCCACCGTGAGGCGCGTGAATCCACGCAGCGCCGCACGTACAGTGACAGAGGCGTGGTTGCAACTTCTTGGATGGGATCGTAATGGCTAAGAAATCTGTATCCTTAAGCGTTGGACGCGGCGAGAAGTTGCCAGTCAGCAAAGGTGCTGGTTTGACGGCTAAAGGGCGTGAGAAGTACAATAGAGAAACTGGCAGCAATCTCAAAGCGCCAGCGCCTAACCCTAAGACTAAGGCAGATCAGGGGCGCAAGGATTCATTTTGTGCAAGAATGGGCGCAGTAGCGGCCAACGCCAAAGATGGCGAACGCGCTAAAGCAGCTCTTAAACGATGGAAGTGTTGATATGGCTACCAAA